TTGCGCCACCAGCAGTTACTGTGACGCTATTGACGCTGCCAATGTCATGCAGGTCTACGCCATCCCAGGTCTTGTAGCCGTTGTTTGGGTCAATGATCAGAACACGCTCATTCTTCCACTGCGTAATCATTACGCCCGTGTTAGAGAAGGTGTTGGAATTGGCTATGTTGCCTGTCGTGCCAGTCGTGATGTTGACGTACTGAGCAGCGCCATTCTGTTGGAAGGCTAGTACATACTCGTTGTTGTTAATGTTTACAGAGCCTAGAAAGACTACTGTATTAGCCCAAGTCACGTTAGCGACATTGGAAGCGCCTGCAATAGTCTTAAGGTTTCCGTATCCGATAGGCTGCGCGTTTTCTAACCACGCAAACTCACCATCCTCAATAACCGTGCGGTTATTTTTGGTGTTTACACCTTTGAAGTCTTTGGTTACTGCGTAAGACTTTCTCTGCTCGGCAGCAGCCATTCTTAGTATCCACTTGAGTAGGGATTGGGGATTCGACGAGTAAACGTACTGTTAATCGACTGCAATGCTTCTTGCGTGTATTGCTGCTTAAATATCTCTGCCTCTCCGTAGCTCTGCTCCTTGTACTTTGCTTTGTAGGCAGCATAGTAAGGAACCGGATGCTCAAACGGTGTTGGCAATGTCTCTGGATCGTTAGAACTTACCAGATCAATAGGCAGCACTACAGTGTCAAACTCAGCAACATAGGCTTGATCTGTCACAGGGCCAACGTAAATGATCTTTGGCGCATACATAGAAAACGCCACAGGTCTACCGACATAGTTCTGCCAGTAGCGCAGTTGAGCATTAAAGTTAGTCCAGGCAAGGTAGCGCAAAGGTATGCGAGAGTTGCCCCAGTACAGATTGATGTTCAGGCAATCAATCGTGCGATTGCCTTCAGGAAGCACAGAGAACGCAATAGTCTCTGTTGATACGGGTATGGTGTAAGACTGAAGAACGCGATTGCAGCCAGTATCTTGAACGATATGCTGCCTGCCTTCATTAATGTAGTCGGTTAACTCAGAGTCACTCCAGAAATTGCCATTTGCGTCATGGAGTAACCGTCGAGTTTCCGTGATGTAACTCGCAAGAGTGGTCATGTTTACTCATCGCTTTTTGTAACTTTCGCTGCACCCCGAGCTTTATGCAAGGGGGCAGCTACTCGTTCCACCACGGGGGCTGACACGTGGACTTTTGTGCTTTGTGCGCTAAATTTGAACTCAGACAGACGATCCATAGCACGCTGAAAGTCTGTATTCATTTTCATCCACCCCAGGCGCACAAAATACGGTTCTTTGTTGTCATCGCCATAGCCAAAGACATGCTTTGCTACCGCCAATGGAATCTCTACTTCTTGCCCCGCAGGGAAGTCATAGAACTCAGGGCCATACTTAGCCTTGAACGGTATATCTCCATTGTTGGTAACAAAGATGTTACTCATAGCGTTACGATGTCCCCATAAATTGCCACATCACACGTCACTGCATTGGTGTTTGCAACCAAACGCAGATACAAAGGCTTTGCAGTATAGACCGTAGCATTAGCGGTAGCGCTCAGGGTGATGTCTGCAAAGTTATTTGCAGTAGTCACGCCAGAGGTCACTTGAGCGTTTGCAACGGCAGTTCCCGTAGCATTAGCAGCGGGATAAACCGCTACGTTTGCGTTAGAAGCAGCGCCACTAAAGTTAGACAACGTGATGCGACGAACAATATACTTGGTTGCCTCTTGAGGAACCAGAGTGGCAACGTCACCCGTTGCGGCTAGAGAAACGCCCGTCTGATGTGCTAGACGGACGTTACCAAACGCATCGGGATATGAACGACCAACGGCATTTGCGTCCATATCACCTCTCCTTAAGAAGCGTAAGTGCTGTTAGCTGCCTCGCCACCGTTAACCGTGACATAAGTAACTGTCACAGCATTGGTAGTGTCGCCATTAAGCAAACGCACATTCACGCCATCAGAGATCACAACACCACCCGTGTTGGCAGCGTACAGTGCGGTAAACGCATTGCCGTTGGAGTTGGTGTTGACCTGAATCGTGATGTAGTTCGTAGGCGTAACCAGATAGGTACCAGCAGTCACCACAACAGATGAGTTGGCATTGGCAGTGAAGGTACCTGTCTGAAAGTAAGCGCCATCAGAGTTAGCGTTTGCACCAGCAAGAAGGATTTTGGTAGTAGCTAGAGACATGATTCCTCCTTACAGGGACAGAGAGTTGTAACCCGTAACTTTCGTCATGGACTTGGGCTTGGTGTTGACGAGTTCAGCAATCATCAGCACAGCACCAACGTAACCAATCTGGAAGTTGGGCAGGGTGGACTCAAAGCCAGTGAACGCAAACGATGCCTGCTCATGGATATAGAGAGACAGGTAGTTGCTGTTCAACAGATAGAGAGTTCCCTCGGGGCAATAGGGATCGGGATAGATGGGAACGCCAGCAACCATCAGAGCGCGGAAAGCAGCCTGGGGGCCATTAGCATCACCGTCGAAACCGGAGCCAGGGGTGATCATGTACTGCTCTTGACCAACATAGTCTTGAGCAAGCAGCGTCCATGTACCAAAGCCGCACACACCAAAGGTGGGGACTTCAGCACAGTTCTTGACCGTACCAGAAATGTACTGGAGCAGGTTCTGACGAGTAGGATTCACGGAACCAGCGGCATACTCTTTCGCAGCCCACCAGGAGTAGGTCGAGCGATCAATGTTGCCGTAGGTGCCAGTCGAATCAACAGCCAGAGGCAGGCCAGTAAACTGCTGCGTGTTGGACGTGTTGTTGTAGAGCGATGTTGCCATTGCGTCCATCATCACGTTGGTCGCATCGTTCATGCGAGCCTCGATCAGAGGAATAATGGCATGGTCTTGCTGCACTGCACCTTCCATTCCAAGGAAAGGAACGGGGGAAACGAGCAGCTTGAGGTTGAACTCAGCGTTGTATGCACCCTGCTGGACAGAAGGCTGTGCAAACGAACCAGAGTAGTCAGACCACTGAGCGTTGACGAACTGGGAACCCTGAACAGGCACGGTCACAGAAGACACACCGCCAGAAGCGGTTTGGCTGTTTGCGATCAATGCCGCCATCAGGGGCGTTGAGTTATAGATTTGAACGACCAACTTCGGGATAAATGCCCGACGAGTAACGTAGGTCAACTCGTTGTACTGGTTAGTACCCGAAGCCGGAAGGATGCCGCCACCAATAGGCATAATTACCTCCGAAGTAAATTAAAAAATAGCCCCTTACAAACCAATCGGACGTGGATTTCTACGCAACTCACTCAGAGCCTGCGCTGCATTCTCCCGCGCTGCTGCCACCGGATTCTTCATGTAGCCCTTCAAGTCCATACGGGACATGACAGGCGTAGGATAACCGGAAGGCGTAGGCGCAGCAGATTGCTTCATCCACTGCCAGTAATCTGCCGCTGTTTCGTGATTTGCAATACCCTTGTCGACCATAATCTTTTCGATCTCCGCGATGTCTTGATCTGAGCCAGCCAAGCCCTTCTCTTTGATCACATTACGACGACGAGCCAACTCCTCACGTGCGTCTTTCTCACGCAGTTTGGCCTCCAAACTTTGCACACGCTTTTCAGCGGCAGACAAAGCCTGAGTGGTACGCTCTTCAATCTCAATCTCAGGAACTGGCAGATCAGGATGCACCTGCTTGGTCAACTTCAAAAACTCACGACGAGTCTTAGGGTCTTCCGACAAGCGCTTAGACAGCGCTGCTAGTTCTGTGATTGCGTCTGCTGACAGATTTTCTAAACTCATAGTTAGCCCCTATTTGAGTTAAGTTAAATGACCTTCTTTCCACCAACTTTGTCAAGAGTCATTGCATTGCGCTTACCAGTTTTGGAAGCGTTGCTCAGACCGCCAAAGTGGGCGAAACGAGGGGTGTTGACAATTTGACCGTTTTGCTGCGAATCGTCAGTAGGGCGACGGGGTTGCAGCGAACCTTTAGGCTTAAAAAGTTCCATTTCTGCTCCTAGATGGGTAAAGGGGGCTGGTTCATACCAGCAACAGGCGCACTTGCTGCTTCCCTCTGCCCAGGCGTAGCGCCACCAGCCTGGGGTAGAGTTTGAATCAACTGCATAATCTCTGCGGGGATCAACTGGCGAGTCTCAGACTCACGCTCACCAAACTTGGTTGTGATCTTAGCAACGATGTCTGCAATCACTTTGCCCTCGTCACTATCAGAACCAAAGGCAGTCATAGCCTGTTGAAGCATGTCCAGTGCCATCATCACATTCAGCCTTGCCTGCTCCTGCATACCCTTCTGGGGTTCGGGCGTAGACATGGGTGAAGCCATAGGCGCAGTGGACATCCCCTG